TATTCCCTTCTTAACGGGACTGCTGGCTTATTATCATAAAGCTCACTTTCAGTATCGCAGCTTATAGCCTTAATAAAACAATAATCCTCAGTTGTTTCTAAAACTTCAAGCACTTGGAGGTATGAACTTTTAGTAGGAAATCCAGGTAGATTAACTTGAATTATATCATTTAGCCTAAAAGGCTCTGCCTCGTCCCTGTCTACATCTACTGGGATACGAATATCTTTTATTGGTATTCTCGTTAGTATTTCTCTTTTCATCCAACCCTCACATTCATATTTTTTCTTACTAATGAAATAAAGTATTTATTAAGAATATCCTCTGAAGCATTACACCCCAAATGATCTTGTCTTTCAATAACAACCCCGTCTTTTGAATCTTTTATCTCAATAACTTCGGTCTGAACATCCATATCCGTTCGCTCTAACCTACGGCTAAATCTATGAATATAAAGGTTTTTCCCGTAGAATTCGGCTACTGTTTCTATCGTTTCGTTAAATGGCTCTTGAGTCATGCGTTTAACCCTGGCTCTCCTTCCTCAATCAAAGTCTTTAACTTTTCTGCATCTTCATCCGTCAATGTAATTCTCATTGGACCCTGAAAAGCAGGAACCTTGCGAATCTCATTAATTATCAAATAACGCAATACCGCACTCTCACCAATATCACCCATGTAACGGCTTAATATCCCTAAATCCTCTAAAGACTCTTTAGTGAAAGAATGACTCTTGCGAATGTATGCTTCCTTATTCACCCTTTAATCTCTCCGTCTCTTCCATTTCTAAAGTTTCTCTTAAGCACTCAAACTCTTTTTTCCAAAACTCAACCCCTTCTTTGAGTTTTTTATTCTCAAATTTAAGTTTCACAATTTCTTCCTTAAGCTCTAATATCATCCTCTGCTTGTCATTGATAATATTAATAAGCTCAGTCTTTTCTTGAAAAACAAGCTTTTCTTTTTCCTTAAGCTCATCCTCACCTACCCACTTGCCTTTAAAAAATCTAAACATTCTTTTTCCTTCTAATTACTTCGTACATACTCCGTAATCTTTTCCATGTATTTAATATACCACAGTTCAAAAACTTTGGCGGAATTTTACTCTTCTAGCTCTCACTAGCCTGCATTGGACACTCTAGTCTTTCGGTTTAATAAGGGAGTGGACAACTTGTCCCCACCCTTTCGGTTTAATCACATGGATTTCTATGTGTTTATTTTCACTAATCAAAATTCCAATCCAACCCTACTATCACTATCTAAATACAAACTCATTCGAACACTATCATCACTCAACAACTCCGTATAACCTCCCATACGCCCATCTAAACGATTGAAATAACGCACCACATGATTTAACATCCTACGCTTACTCAACCCATAACGCTGGCTTAAACCATCCAGTAACAACGCTTCCTCATCATCTAAATTAATACTTCGCATACACTATTCTAGCTGTTTTATCTACTCGTGCTTTTAGTAGCCTACAGTGAAAACTTTTTTTCTTTGACTTGTACGGCTCCTCGTTATGTGTGGGTATACCACCACCAAGATAACACTCTCCCCAACCACCCCTCCCTCAATACCCTATCACTAGGCGGGGGGGTATCGTTGGACTGATCGTTCGCTCTTACAGATATCAGATAACATGCAGAATCTTGGAATGTTTTCACAACTTGGGCTTACTTGGGTTGCTGAGGCTGGGGAACCTTTGTTTTAACGCAGACTAGCCTGCATTGGAGGCTGTGCCTTTGGATTACCGGAACATTTAGCAAACTCTTGTGGTTGTGTGCAGGGTAAAGGTGTTTGTGTTTGTCGTAACCAATCAGGATAATCAGGGTAATAACTAACCAATCAGGGTAATAACTAAGTAAACAGTGCAGCTGGGCAGAGTAATCAACTATCAATCAGTGGTCAAGGGGGAATAGTTACAGCAGAGAAATGGATAAGTGGCTAGTGGAGTTGTTGGTTAATTGCAGCAGAGGGAAGTAAATTATTTTTTTTAAATTAAAACTTTTGCAATCTTTTTGAGCAGGGGAAGAACGTTTACTGTCTCATTGGATAGTTTTTTGTTTAAGTTGTATTGAATCATTTTGATTATAGTTTATTTGCTTTCTTTATTCGCTCCAGGATTGTCTAGGTTTGATTAATTTCTTGTTTTACTGATAAGTAATAGTTTACTTGTTTTTCTTTTGTTTAAAGGGTAGCTAGGGGGTTCTGATTGAGTTTTTGTTTTACTTAGGTGTTAATAGTTTAGGTAGTTGGTTTATTGGTTATCTAGTTGTCTAGGTCATTTGGTTGATTTTAAAGAAACTTTTCAGATAAAAGCTGATTAGATCAACGTTATAGCCATTGAATAAAAATATTTCAAAAATATTTCAAAATCTTAACGCATTCTTAGTTATGACATGGTATCATAGGGTATATAGGGATTAAGCAAGGCTGAGTCTCGCTAAAAGGAAAAAACAAATGGAAAATTTATTAGCAGCAACAAAAAAATACTACTCTGAGAGATTAACAATCACTAGAGGCAAAAAGGCACCTGTAAGCGTTGAGCTTGTTGATGGTGTGGTTCGTGTAACTACTGGTGAAAGTAGAATCAATGCTCTACCTGTAGAAGGCTTGAAGCCTTATTTGAATTAACTAATAGCCGTAGAGAGACCTAAGCAAGTCAAAAAACTGCTTGGAGAAAAGAAATGAAAAATAAAAAAATATATGTAGTATCTAATTATGACAATTCAATCAGCGAATCAAACTATCTAAGTTTTTTAGATGAGTATTTGACAGATGAAGTATGTACACCTAGTGGCATAGGTGCTCAATACTTTTTTGATGATTTAGGGGAATGTGAAGGAGTTAATCGTTATCAGATATGCCACTGGTCTAATGGTCACAAAGTCAAAGGTAATGTTTTCAAGGAAACTTTAGAACAGTGTGAGGATTGGCTATACCAAATTAAAGAAATGAATCTAAATTCAGGCATGGAGTATCCTGCTTTTTTTGATAGAGCAGAGGAAGCAGAAGCTTATAAAATCGAGTTGGAATTAAATTAAAACTATCATCAAACAAAAGGAAAAAAAGAAAAATGCAATACAAAATAAATACAACGATAGATTCAGTAGACGATGAAGAATTAACTGTTAAGAATGCGATTGATTCATTAACTTTTTTAGAAAGATTAACTTATGGTGAAGCTAAAAATAAAATTAGTTTTGAGATAGATTTAATCAACCATTTTAAAAATCATGCAGATTTTAACGACATGTGGAATTGTTATAGCTTTAACGAAGAGGACAGCGAAGAGCCGATTAACGTAGAATTTGAATTTGAATTTGAGCTGGAAGATTTACCTCAACACCTGCAAGATGGTTATGAACGTTTTTAAAACTATCATCAAGCTAACAAAAAAAGGAAAAAAGAAAAAATGAAAATCAATAAACATTTATTCAGAGACGAAATTTTAACCACAACTTTAAGAAAAATCATCGACGAAATAGATTCAGATAATGTAATAGATCAAGGAGATACCGTTTGCTTGAGATTTGATAATGTTGATGGTCTAGCTTATGACGATGAGATACATTTTTACATTCAAGGTGCATTAGCTGTTTCGATCGAGAACACTATCGAAGGGAGAAAACAGAGAGAGGTAACCAAATGACAATAGACGAATTAAGAGAGTTAATATTTAACAGCTTTGGAGGAAAGTTGATGGAGTCTGATCTAGTGGATATCTTCCCAAGATTATCAGAGTCTGCAGAGTGGGAAGAGGATTGTGTTATCAACGGTTCAGATCTGTTAGATATATTAGATGTTGCAGAATTAGGAGTTATAGCTAATAGGTTTAATTTGCTTTAAACTCTGCCAAAATTTTAATTTTGGAATAAAGTTTTAATTCCCTCGAATAAGGGGGAATTAAAACAGTCAAGTAATCCTTGACACTTGAACTATCTGGAATTTCAGGATACTTGGATAATCAAGCCTAGAGCTACTATCATCAAGTTGGGTGTAGATCAGCTAAATATTTTCCGCTTTCCGCTTTTTTTCCGTCAATTTTTCCGCCTTGGATAATCAAGCCTAGAGCTAAAATATACGTTTTCCGCCTTTTCCGCCTCTTCCCTAGAGAAAAAAATAAACACAGTTAAAAATATGTATTTAGTATATATATATTATCTTTTTATAACATATTAGTGTCTTGTCGGATTGTCGGATTTCTCTAGACTAAAGGCGGAAAAGCGGAAATAGTACCAATATCCAGTCTGCGTAAGGGTTTTGCATGGCGGAAAAATTAGCGTAAAAGTGGCGGATTCCGCCTTTTTTTATTAAAGCGAGGATTCTGAAATTATAAAAAAATTAATATTGCTTTAAATACCATGCAATGTTAATATGTTTACATGAACGAAGAAGAGCAAGCAATAACTCCAAGTAGGGACAAGCAAGTAACAATGACCATCAAGCGAACTACTATGGAAGAACTAAAGCAAAAGCTTGGTAAAGAAGACGGCATAAGTTGGGATTACTTATTAAGGCAGTTACTTAAAAAAGCAGGATACTAAAAAACAATGAGAGACCCAGAACAAGGCTTACTAGGTTTAATCCTTTGTGAGCCTGAATGCAAGTATTTAATTTACGAGCTTAAGCCAGAATACTTTACCAGTGCTAATGCTCAAGAGCTTTTTAAAGTTATGCAGTTGATGTATAACTCTAACGAGCCTGTAGAAATTGAATCCGTAAAGCTTAAGTTTAAAGAACTTGGAAGCGATATCAAGTATTCAGAATTGCTAGGGTATCTTGAAGCCTCTTCTAAGCTTTCAGATATCCCAGCTAATGCAAGCTTTTTGTTAAACAAAATCCTTGAAGCTCACAGGGAAAAACAAAGATTAGAAATAAGCGAGCAAATCGCTATAAATCGGAATGATCTTAAAAAAGTTAAGGAACTTATCGAAAAATTCGAAGAGTTGGAAAATTCTATTAATGCCCAAGAAATTAAAAACTTTATTGAAAAGAAAAAAAACCAAGCCAGCTTTAGCTTAAGAGAAATATTACCTCCATCACTTTATAGCTACTTAAAATCAATGTGTACTATCCGCTATGAAGATTTCCCGACAGAAGTACCCTTTACCTTTTTACTTTCCATCATCGCCTCTCTAGCGGGTTCTAAGTTTACAGTTGAGCATGGATTTAAAGAACATGCCTTTTTTTGGTCTGCTGTAGCTTTACCAGTTGGTGCTGGAAAAACACCAGTATTAAGCAGTCTCATTAAACCTTTAGCTAAACTCCAGTTCGAGGCACTAGAGGAATACGAGCGAGAAAAAGAAGACTACAAAAGCTATCTTGAAGATAAAAAAGATTTAAAAAGAAAAAATTTAAGCGTAGAAGTACCAGATAAGCCTAAACCAATTCGCAAAAGATATTATATTTCTAACTCCACAATGGAAACGGCTTGCAAAGCCCACTTTGAAAACCCTAACGGGTTATTATGGGATAAAGACGAATTAAAAGGTTTATTTAATTCCCTTAATTCCTATAAAGGCGGACGGGGAGAAGACAAAGAAACACTATTACAACTAGGTGCTGGTGCAAGGCTTTCTGTATCTCGGCAAGATACAGATATCGAAATGGTGCAAACTGCTATTTCTGTAACAGGTGGTATTCAGCCATCAGTATTAAAAAGACTCATCGCAGAAGACAAAGATAACGACAATGGATTGTGGGAACGTTTTGTTTATGTTATCCATGAGTCCATGAAAAAGCAGAGAAATAAAAACAAGCCAAATATTAACCATGAAATATTAACGCAGTTTTACAGCCATATCATCGCCTCAGAAGGAGCTAATATTACTTTTATTGATTCTGAATATGTTGATTTTGTTTTTGATTATTTAGACGAAGAGCAGGAAAAGAACCTTAACAATCCATTTATGGAATCATATTACAGTAAATGCTCAAGCCTTTATTTAAGGCTATCATTGCTCTTGCATATCATTGACTGTTATTTTAGCCGCCTGTCTTACGATAGACCTATCTCTAAAACAACTAGCGAAAATGCTTTTTCTTTACTTGGAGCTTTTATCTCTCACGCAGAAAAGGTGTTTAGTGTTGAAAAAACAAATAATGAAGACCAATATTTCATCAACAAAATCATGGGGAAACCACTGGAAAAAAGAACAGTTAATGATCTTGCCAAAACAATTCTTAAACGTTACCCAGCTAACTTTAAGAAAGGCTCAGATTATGCTCGCTATCTGTTTGAGCTTATGGAAAAAGCTGGACTAGGTACTATCAACAAAGATAACGGCAAAAATTGGCAATTTATTTTAAAAGGAGAAACAAATTGAACGACCTACTAGAAATCCAAGCAGAACTAAAACAACTTCACAAAGAGTTTTTAGATTACGCTGAAAAAATTAAAGATGTTAGCCGTAGACTAGGCTTACTGGTCAAAGATTCTGATAACGCTATCCTTAAGTGGCAAGTACACCACCATTGGTTAAACAATGTTGATCGCAAATTTAAGATCCTAGATGAAGAGCTAAAAAAAGAAATAAAAAATCAATCAAAGGGATAAAATGAAAAATAAACTATACGACTTTATTAATTTAATAGCACGCCCGTCTTACAAGCTACCTAAAGATGAAGCACAAAAATATCATAGAGAATTTCTATCTTTCTGCTTAGCCTTAGGAGAGGGAAAAATTATCGCAAGCGAAAACCCTAATCAAATTCTCAAAAAAGATATAATTTCTGATTTAGAAAAAATGAGAGAATGGAGAGATGTCTATCGTGGCGAACGTGAACGATTAGAGGCTCTAGAAGAACCTGATAACGAAACGCATATAACAGCGTTCAAATATGATCGAATGATGAAACACGCATGCACTATGAATCACCTTGAGCCTTTGGGTATAGCTTTAGCGGTAATAGGACGCCCCGAGAAAGACCCTTTTGCTAGCTTTCGTTACGGGGTTTTAGTCTCTAAAGCTGATGAAATTTTAGAAAAAATAACTAAAAATCAACTAAAGAGTTGATATAATGTCATATAACGTGGTACAATAAGAGAGAGGAAAGAAAACAATGAAAACATGTGAAAGAATCGAAAAATTAAAAAAATTCCCAGAAATAGGGGAAACTTATAAACTTTGCCTGAGCGTTGAAGTGCCTGGTATCAGGCTTCCCTGTTACGCAAGAATTCGTGAACTTAATGGGCGTTATGCCTTGGTAAATTTTCAGGAAAAAACAGAAGACATGTTTAGTTATTCGACTCGGATACTAAATTTAGATTATGTAGTTACGGTGGAGGCGGCATAAATGAACGATTTAAACGACAAATTCCCAATCAAAGACTCAAGTAATTCTAATTTTTTTGAAACTTGGGAATGGCATTTTAATAAAGAGAAAATGGAGGAAGAGATGAACGACTTAAGCGAATTAAAAACAGTGCAATTAATAATTAATTTCGTCGTGGTTATGGCTATCCTAGCTGTAGCTGTGACTATCGGGAGGTGCTTAGGATGAACGATTTAGAAAGAGGCATTGACCGCTCTACTTGGCTTCCTGTTGATTCAGGGGAATCTATAGAGCTCATTCAAAAGGAAATGGATAAACAAGGAATAAAATACGCCAAGCTATTAGAAGGAAGAAAAATAGCTATGCTGATTACCTTAAATAAACCATATTACAATGGTCACAAATCTTACGACAAAATAATTTACAGGAAATAAAACGGGAGAGAAAAACAATGAATGAAATCGATTCAAAAATTTTAGACTTTTTTGAGAGGGCTAAAATAATCGCAGATACACTAGAAAACGGGAAATCGCTATACGAGGGGCAAGACGAAGCTTCAACCGCTTGGGATCATCGAGTGAACACAATAGCCCAGATGATACAAGCTCAAGAGATTCACGAATCTTATTAAAAAAGGAAAAAGGAAAAACAATGAAAAAAACAATACTACTATCATTAATATTAATAGGTCAAGCTGCACTAGCAACTGATCTACCAAACATATATATTAAAGAAACACAACTAGCAATCAAGGAACAGTATTTAAGGGAATCTGATTACAACCTGAAGACTGCTAAGTCTAATTACAAGGAAGCTAAGACACTTGTAAGGGATGCGAAAGCTGAAATTAAAGCAATGAAAAAAAGCGAAGCTCAAAGCAAGAAAACTCAAATAGCTAGCCATACTTTTCATTCAGGTATACGTGACCCTTATTATAACGAGCCTTTACTCGCTGAGACTGGTATCAGGAGGGTTAGATAATGCTAGAGCTTAATTGCAGTTACGAGGAATCTAAAAAGATTCTTGAATTGGGCTATGATTTTAGTTCGGTTTGTGATCGGTTTATTGAAGAGCTTACTAGGCTTAAAAAACCTGAATATATTGAAAAAGAACATTTCTGCATAGAGGTATTTCGATCAGAAGTTAATCAACACATTAAAGATTCTTGGATTCCACTAATCCCAAAAGCTGCTTTAGAGGCGTGCTTGCCTTTAATAGATGGTGTAATCTGGAAAAGATTTCCCGCCGCTGGAGATGGGCTATTGAGATGCACTGGATTAAACCATAGAACAGTAGAAACCTGCACGGGATTCCATGAATTTCTATGGTGTCACGAAAACTACCCAGAAGAGCTTAAAAAGAAATTTGATGAGGTGATGGCATGATTACTAAGAAATCTATATTTTGCCCTAGATGCGGGCAAGAAATATACATATCTGAATTAGCGAATGATGACGGAATAGTTATCACGAACAAAGAACATATTATAGATTGTTGGTGCTGTGGTTTGATCGATACTACCGTTATTTTAACCGAGGTGTGCTTGGAGCCTGACCCCCATGGCGACGAAGACGACCATATCATTACATCTTACTGGGCTGAGACTAAAATGCACTGGGAAGAGGAGACGTTACATGATTAACCAATCTTTATTACTATTCATAATCAGCCTAGAAGGCTTTTCCAGCTGTGCTTACTGGGATGTAAGCCAGTGGTCTAATGGCTTTGGGACTAAGGCTAAAGATAGATGGGAGTGCATAAACAAGACCGAGGCTACATCTCGCATGGTTAAGCATTTAGAGCTGGATTCTAAGCATGTACTATCATTATTTCCACATGCTAAACAAAATGAACATGACGCACTTGTTAGCTACTGCTATAACTCGGGGCGATATGGCTGCACTAAAGCTGTTAAACTAGCCGCTAGTGGCAATAAACCCGCTGCTGCTTGGGTTATGAGGCAGAAAGTAAACAAGGGTTTAGCTTCTCACGCAGGTTTGAAAAACAGGCGAATTGCGGAAGTGGCTCTTTTAAATAAAGAAGATGAAAGAAAAAAATATATTTATCAAGAATATAGTTAATTCTTAACATTGACACAATGATATATGTTATAATACAACAAGGAAAGGAAATTATGAGCGAAGAATTTAGAATCGATGACATTAAAAGCCTTGAATGGTACTTAAGAAAAGTCAGGGAATATAACAGCCGTATAGAGACCATCAAGTTTCAATCAGAGGCGATGCTTAAAGAAGTAGAAAGCAAGCTAGAAAGTTTAAATAATAGATTTTCGGCAGAAGCAGAAGCCTTTGCTAGAAGTCAAATAGACTTTAGCAAGTCTAAGAACTTGAAGACCTTTCAGGGTACTGTTCAATTTAAATCTTTAGCTGCAAGTATAAAGGTTTACGATAAAACTCTAGTGCCTAAAGAATTTTTTAAAGAAAAGATTAGTTTAGAGTTGGATAATTCTAAATTAAAAGAAGCCATCTTAAAAGATGGTGAAAATATCGAGGGAGTGGAAGCAGTACCAGCTTGCGAGAAAATGTATTTGCAATTTGGAGGGAAAGAATAATGGGCGAATTAATGAAACTAAACGAAACTAAAGAAATGGCTGAACATTTTTTTAAATCGGGAATTTTCCAAGATGTTAAAGATATGTCAGTCGCTTTAGTTAAAATCCAAGCGGGGCAAGAATTGGGGATTAGTCCAATCATGGCAATGAAGGAAGTTTATTTAATTCCATCCAAAGCTGGGGTTAAAATTCAGATCGGGGCAAGCCTTCAAGCTGCCATGATTAAGAAAAGCGGGAAATATGACTATCGAATTGTAGACCACTCTAAGGAGATTTGCACTATTCATTTCTTTGAAAGAAGGGGCGATAAGTGGGAAAAAATCGGAGACGAAAGCTACACGATTGGAGATGCTAGGGCGGCTGGATTAACAGCAGGTAAAGACGTTTGGACTAAACACCCCAAGAACATGCTTTTTGCTAGAGCTATGTCAAATGGTGCTAAGTGGCATTGTCCTGATGTTTTTGGTGGTGCGATTTATAACGAATCGGACGAGTTCCCAGAATCGAAGTTTGAGGCTGAGATCGTGGAAGAGAAACCAGATCACTTAGCTAAGCATTTTGAATTAGAGGAAGAGCCAAGCGAAGTTTTTACGGCTCTTAAAAAGAAGATGGAGACAGAAGCTTTCACTTTACTTTCTTTAGATGTTTTTGCTCAAGAGATCGCAGCAAACAAGGATTTACTATCATCTAATGAGTTAGCAGAATTAAGAGCAATCTTTAAAGAAACAAAAACAAGGTTAAACAAAATAGAACAAGGAGAAATAACACTATGAACATTAACGAATTAAGAGAATTTGCAGCACTAAACAAGGAAGGATTAGCAGGCTTTAAGCTATATCTTGCACCTGCAGCTGTTACCAAGAACAAAGAACAAGAAATTTACAAAGGCTATATCAGCATTAATGATTATCCTTTGTATTCAGTTACAGGCTTTAAGTCTTTGGTCAAGGGTATTCAAACGGACAAAGACGGGGAGGACGTTATCGACACTTTAACGGGCAAGCCTAAAGAAATAAATATCGGTGATGCTTCTTTACAGCTTGATTCGACTATAGGAGATTTTCAAGAGCTTAACGAAAACGGGAAGCCGATTAGATTTTATGGGAAAATCATCAGCGGTTTATCAAAAGAAAAACAAGAGCCTTTTACCAGTGCTAAGTTTAAAGGATTTGAATTAAAGCTTCTTGGGGATACTGTTTTAAAACTTGATATGGGAGGGATGGCTAACGCCACTGGAGCTATCGCTTTAAAATTTGATTCTTATTCCCTTGAGGCTTACGAATCTAGCAAAGCTTATATGAAAGAACTAGGCTCAGATAAAGAACCTGCGGTATTAAAATCTAGATTTGAGCCAGCAGAAGCAGGCTGGAACTGGGAAGATTTAACCGAGTTTGCTAAAAGCCTTGCTGATAACTTCCCCGAATATCAAGAGTTTATTAAAACTAATTTCCCAAGCTCTAACTTTGAGAAGAGACTTGCAAATATCAATGAAAAAGCTCAATCTATTCTTGATAAAGTCCAAGCTAGAAAAAGCGGGGTATCTCAGCTTAATGCTAAACAAAAAGCTACTGCTACCCAAGGGCAGATTGATTTTGAGGTAGGGTTTTAATGAAACTAAATAATGATATGCGATGCTTAATCGAAAGTCTTTTCAATAGAGTTATCGACTTTAACGAGAGTTCAGATAAAAACGAATTTATCCTGAAAGTCACCAAGCAAGGGATTAGTCTGCAAAGTGATCGTGATATTTGGTACGAAAGAACAAATGTAAATAACGTCAAAGCTACAAACGAAAAGCAACTAGCCCAGATGATTGCTTGGTTTTCATATAAAACATCGTTAATCGAAAAGGACGAAATAGACCCTAAAGCTGAGGCTCAAAGAGAGCTGGATAAGGAGCAGATTTAATGGAAATAATGGCAGAAATAACAACAGGAATACTAATATTTCTTCTTGGCTTCATTTGTAGCATGTCAATAGCGACCTATCAAGTAGATACGGCTTTAAAAATAATGGACAGGATGATCGACAGTGCTGAGAAAGCAAACAAAGCTCTTGAGGAGGTGATCAAGTGAAAAAAGTTAGAATAATTAATCTAGAAATTGGCTCAGTTGATAAGTATAAAGTCAAAAATAATAAGCTTCCTGATAATTTTTTGACTGTTTTGATTGCCCGATACAAAGCAGGAGAAATTAAACCGATATATAAGAAAGTTGAAAAACAAGACAGGGTACGCCACGGATTAACAGCTACTGATCAAGAATGGCGTTTTCTGAAAATAGAAGCATTGAAAAGAGGCGTTAAGATCGAAGCAGAGGGAAGGGCTGGATTGGTTAGGGCTTTGATAAATGGAGATGGAAACAATGGAAACTAACTTTTGGGATAATGGGATTGAATTGATATCTTTAGTTAAAGATATATGGCAGGAGCCAACGCCATTAAAGTTAGAAGCTTTAAGAATCAAAATGAATGAAGAAACAAGAAAACGATTTAAACTAAATTACGCAGAAGAACTTGTTATTAGAATTCAATACACAAAAGAAAAACTTAGATTTACGGCTAAAGATTTCAACGATGATTTTATAAAAACATTTCTTTATGGGTTGTTTCCTCAAAAATTAATTAAGTTTGAGAGTCATGTGGAACTTTTAAAGTACCCTGAAAATTGGGTTAGCTCAAGTGAGGTGAATAAATGATTCACATTAACAGATCACATTTAGAAGATTCTTTAAAACTCGTAAATGAAATGAGTTTAAAAGCTATAGCAGATGGAGATACCAGTACCGTAATAGGACTTGGAAATATTAAAAGCTATCTTAACTTTTTAAACTCAATCACTATATGCCAGTTTGATTTAGAAGCTTTTGAGCAGGCAGAGAAAGAGGCGGTTATTGAAAGATTGAATAGGTGTTTTAAATTATGAAAGAAGAAGAAATAAATAAAATGGCAATGGACTTAATTAAAGTTAATCCCCAATATGATTATCGCTTTTGGGATTCGGAAAACCATGAATCCTTGATCGCGGTAGGAGCTAATCTAGCAGAATATCCAGAAGAAGTAGCGATTCTTTGTGTTAAAGAACATCCGCAAGTATGTTTATCAAGTTTAGACTTAACGAAACCAGATAACAAAATTCAATTTCAATCAAAAGTTAAAAGAGATTTATGAGAAAAATAATCAACTTAATTAAAAAATATTTCTCTTGTTTTAAAAAGAAAAAAAGAGAATCTTACATTGAACATATCAGCAAGGAATTAAATCTATGAAAAAAATAACAATACTAACTAGCTTACTTGCAGTAGGGCTTAATCAAGCTCAAGCGGCTAATAAGCTAGAGTACCTAACAGGGCTTTATGCAAAGACTACGTCTAATAGTTATGTTCTAGATCAAGACTTCCTGCTAGGAACTAGGAACGAGTTTATAGATCACATCTTGACTTATAAGCCACAAGCTTTAATCACTCAAGAAAACATAACAGAGAACTACCAAGAAGGTAAAAGAGTCTTTAAAAAGATAACTAATGTTAGTGGAATTTCAGGCTATGCCTATTTCGCTGGTGAATCAGCTATAGATATTTTAAGTAGAACTCAAACTTATTCTAGTGGCATAGTGCTATCAGGTGATTCTAGCAAAGTTTTAATTCACGAGGACGGACACCTAGATGGGCTAGGGCATGAAGACTGTAATTACAGATGGATTAAGTTTCAGGGTATTTGGAGAAGAACTCAAGAATATGATTATGGGAATATAGCGGCTTGTGGAATCATGGCTTATGGCTCGACTAGCTTTACACCAGTAGATGACTGGGATTTCAGAAGAGTATCGGGTCAAGTAGTCCAAAAGGCTAGGGTCAAAGGAACTATCACGATTAATGGACTACCCCTTAAAGGTGCTAACTTAATCTTTATTTCTCAGACTAAGACGTTTAAACCCACTTGGAGAGTTTTAAGCCAAAGATTTTCTACTATAGTGGATATTCTAGGAGATGGAGACGGAAATTTTGAAATTGAATTACCGCCTGATAACTACAGAGTTATGCTTGTACCGATTGGGGACTACGATAGAGATACACACGGGGTATGGAGACTAGAGGATTCGCAGATCAAGGACATTACAGAGCCTTTATTTTTGAATGGTAAGAGAGTTAAGTTTACTGTTAATCCAAGTACAGAAGGGATTTTAACTCTAACAAACGGGCAGGATACGAGTTTTAATTGGAGGATTGAATGAAATACAGAGTAGAGATAGACGGACACACCATAACGACTCAATATGCAATTGTTGAAGGAGAATCAGAAGAAGAAGCTATAGCTATTTTTAATGAGGGTAAAGCAAATTATGAGTATGATTTTGAAGATTTTGAGCCAGCTGAGCAAGCTGAACCAGCCGCCAGCGAAGTAGAATAATGACAGAAGTAGTATTGTTTATCGTAGCATTGGTGATTTTACTGCAAGGATTACGAAGAGGAACTAAAAAAGAAAGATTGGAAGAACAAATAAAAAGAATGAAAGCTCATATTGTAGATTTAGAAAGTCCAGCAGATGGAAAAAATATGGTTTATTGCTATTTTGTTGCGAACCTAACTAGAAGAGAAATTGAAAAATTAGAAAGAGAATTAGAAGAATTGAAAAAAAGGATTTGAAGTTGAAAAAACCAAAGCCACAACCTAAAGTATTAACAGTCGAAACAGAAGGAGAGTTCAGGAAAATCAAACAGCTCTTTCCTTCTATTATCCCTATTCGATACAAGGAATATTTGGAGCTTAGATTGCCTTTTGAAAAGAATTTTAGCTTTAACGATAGAGGGTTTAACATAGTGAGGCTAAAAACAAAATGAGCTTAAAGATTTTTTATGACCCTGTAGTAGATGATGAAGGCGTGATTATTGGCGTTCAGCTTGTACTAGAACATAAAGGCAAATACCTTTCTATTGAAGATTGGGGAAAAAATAAATTTTATTTTTATGATGAGGCCACAGAAGAAGAAGCTGTAATCGACATAACTAAACAAGAGAATCTTAATAAGATTAATGATTTAATAAAGAAGGTGCTTGAATGACCATAACACACTTAAATTTTGAAGGCATTAAAGTAATAGGCATTGACCCTGGATTGAAAGGCGGTATCTGCTTTCTAGAGGGCTTTATCATTCGAGATTTAATTAGAATGCCCATTGTTAAGCTTGCGACTAAAACCAAAAAGAAAGTTAAAGAGATGACGGCTAAAGAAAAGAAACTTCACAAGGCTAAAAAGCCTGTTTTTAAAACTAAAACTATTGTAGATTCTAAAGCAGTCTATGATTTAATTCTAGAATTTGAACCTGATTTAGTGGTTATCGAAAAACCTTTTTATCTAGGTATCAATAGTGCTGTTGTAGTAGGTACTACTGCTGAAAACGTGGGCAGACTATATGGGATTGTAGAAGGCTTAGGATGTAAAATCCTTAGAGTTCCAGCGAATAGCTGGAAGGGATACTTTGATATAGATGCTGATAAAGAAGAAGCCATGTCCAAAGCAGAAGAGCTTTACCCGTCAGTTAATTTAATTCCGCCTCGGTGTAGAGAGAAACAAGATGGGCTTGCAGAGGCTTTATTACTAGCGAGATATGGATTGGAGAAAATAAAATGATTAATGAAATAGTTAATGAAATGCTACATCAAAGAAATGCAGCAAATCAACATTTATTAGAAACTCTTGGAATAACAATAGATAACATAGAAGATCACGAGATTTGCGTTAATGACAAGGGCGAAATAGTAAAGGTCTTAAGAGTAATGAAAGCTACTATATGGGAGAAAATGAAATGACTAACCATCAATATAGTTTTAAAAAACAAGACGAATACTACACAAAGGTATACGCAATTTATCCGATTTTAAAATATTTAAAACCAAATTCTACTGTTTGGTGTCCATTTGATTTAGTTGAAAGTAATTATGTTAAAGTTTTACAGCTCGAAGGGTTTAACGTAATACATTCTCACATAACCGAGGGACTAGATTTCTTTGGTTACGAGCCTGAACGGTATGATTATATTATCAGCAATCCCCCTTATAGCCTAAAAGAACCGATTTTAGACAGACTTTTTAGTTTAAACAAACCATTTGCAATGTTAATAAACGAAGCGGGGCTTTTTGACAGTAAAAAAAGATACGAGTTATTTAAAAACAATCCATTTGAATTAATGATTTTTGATAAACGCATTGATTATATTCGTTCTGCGGAAGAAAAATCAGGAGTTCCTTTTAAAAGTATTTATTGCTGCAGCAGAATATTGCCAGAAAAAATAATATTTGAAGAATTGGAGAAAATAAAATGCTAATTGAAAAAAACAACACTGTAATTAATTTAGGAATTTTAAAAGAAATCGAATCTTTACTTAGGGAAAATAAACTTTATTCCGATAACTGGTTAGAGCCTGTCAAGCTACACCAAAAACTCATGTATCATCCTTTCCTTTTTAGACAGCTTCACGAGCGAGCCGAGAGCAAAAAAATCAGTAAGGATGCTGTTGAATCTTTTCTATCGACCATCAGGCATGAATATATGCAAGACGCATCAAAAAACGAATTAAAGGCTTGTCAAGACTCAATTTTGCAATTAACTCTCAATTACAAAGGTTTATCTGAACGAATTGAAAAGTTAATTGCGGGTTGGCACAATGAAAGATATACTTTTGTAACTTATAGTTGGGCGAAAATGCGATACGTATTTATAGATACTGCATCGCTGCAAAAATTTAATTACAATTTAGTCGAAATTCGAGAAAATTTAAACAAATATCATTTAACCTACGTGGAGAAATTAGAGGATTTACAATATGTTAATTGAAAAATTTAAAGAAAAACTAAAAGAAATTACAGAACCAAGTTTAAAGCTCAATGCTATTAAGGCTTATCTAAGTAAGCACTTAGAAAGCTTTGTAGAAGCCATGATAACCACAGGCTCTAGCGACCACATGAAGAAGATTGATGAAACTTATAAATACAATTCAAACGGCTATCAGTTCGAGATTAGCGTTAAGTTTGAAAAAGATTTGGGGTTTAAGAAATGAAAGCACGAGATCATTTTAACGCAATGCTGCAAGGGTCTTTAATTATGGGGCTAGATAGGGCTTATGGAGAAGACCCCGTAATGGGTTGGATAACTAAATCACTTTTAATTATGTTATTTGTTGCTTTTTTATACGTGAATTTAAAAGGAGACGAATGAAAGTAGCAGATTTAGTTATCGGGAAAGTTTACATTTATAAAGATAAAACCCCTGTGGTTTTTGATAAGTTCCCAGAGAAAGGAACGAAGGGGATACCTGTCTATAAATTTTGTTATCTCGAGTTTCCAGAACGTCCATCTGTTTACTTAAACGATGAATCTGTTAAAAGTTTCATTGCCGAGCTTGAAATCGAAAAACCAGAAGTATCTAACTTTAGACCAGATCACTATACCTCATTGCCTTTTAAACTAGATGAAGTGCAAGAGGCGATAGCAGAAAATTGCTTTAAGGCTACTAATGACTTTCAGAAAGCTCTATGGGTAAGCTTTGCGTTGAAACACTTAGGTAGACTCGGCTTAAAAGATGACGTTAATTTAGAGTTAAAAAAAGCTGAGAATTATTTACATAAAGCTCGGACAGGTGAATGGCTATCAGATTAAAAAAATAGTATATAATTTCTTTATGAAGATTAAATCCAAACCAGCACCTAAAAAATCAGCACCAGCTCCTAAGACTGGTAAAAAATGTAAATAATGGCATCTTTTGCTAGGAGAAAATGTCAGCAGTGAACTTTTTAAATCGACTATGGGCTTTTATTGAATCTCTTTTAAAAGCTCTTGAGGAGCCTTTTAATGAAGATACTGAAAATTAGCCATTTTGATTTAGAAAAAGATTTAGAAATCTCAGGCTATGACCCGTTTAGAGTCAGGACTTTAAAGCCTATTGAATTAGAAATTCAACTAGATCAAGGCACCGTAAGAGAATTAGTTTTCAAAGGCACTGAATCAGATTTTGCAAGTATTCCTAAATGGATACAGCCTATCGTTGGAGAGCCTTCGCATAAGCCTTTTGTTTTAGCTTCTATAGTCCATGATTGGCACTGCTTAACTCAAACCAGCAAACAGTCTTATGCTCATTCTGTTTTTAGAGAAATGCTTAAATTAGCTGGCGTTCCTTTTTGGAAAAGACAGTTAATGTTTTTAGCTGTTAGTTCTTATTGCAGAAAGAAATATCCTAAGTGGAAATAATGTCATCGCCCTGCATGGTCTCTAAAAACCATATTCCCGACGTCAGGAATATGATCGAAAGCTAATCACTGATTGCGTTTTGTCGTTGGTGTGTCGTTGGAATCAAATAACCATCAAATAAGCAAACGCTTTCTCCGACATGGGAATTCCCATATCGGTATTATCAACACCCTACTAAATCAAATAAGGGGTAAAATATAAGCATGCCGATTTTAAACCGCCAAATAACACCTAACATAAGCCTCTATGAATTGCTTTTTACTCCGACTGTGACTATGCGTGAAATCCTGCCATTCATTGAGCAGGCATGGAGCATAGAAGTAGACAGGAATTTAACTAGAACCGCTACTGCCATCCAAATAGTTAGAGACTATTATAATAAGCCCGTAATTATCACCAGTGGCTATAGACCCACTGCGTGGGAAATTAAACAAGGTCGCAAAGGTGGAAGCCAGCACACTACGGGTTTAGCTGTTGATTTTTACGTGGTAGGCGTTCCCCTTGCAGAAGTCTATGCTTTTATTAATGCTACTTTTAAAAAAGGCGGTAGAGCTATAAACCCTAAAGCAAAATTTATTCACTTAGATTTAAGACCAGATTATGCCACTTGGAGTTATTAACCAAACCTTAAACCCCATCGGGTAAAAGAAAAGCATATAACCTAACTGCCCTGCTTGCCCCCCAGCTTTGCAGGGCTTTTTATTTTTATCTCGGTCTCTTGCTCTTGCGTTTTTAATTCTTTGTTCAAAATCTATCTTAGGTAACTTTAATAAGTTGTTATCAATAATGCGAGACCACAAACCCTCTAAAGCCTGCCTGTAATCCCTGCCTCGCAAGTTAATTAAGGCTAGTACCTCTTGCTCAAATCCCTTTAAAGGTAACGCATTGAACAAGACCGAATCAGTTAAAGCCGTTACCTTGTCTTTATCTATGTAGTATTTGCCTACTTTGTATATCCCTGAGGGATCTTTAATCCTTCTATTAAAAATATCCCATACACTTAAACCTTCTTGGGTATCGACTCCATTATCAAAGCAAAGTGTTAAAAAATCTATGTCTGCGTATTTCTCACAAAATTCTAAACTAATATACATAAAAAAAAGCAGTGCCTATGAAAACACTGCAAGTGTACGTCTATCAAACCGCACAAAAAATATAATAGCATGCTATATTATTTATGAAACCTCTTAAACGGTTTTTTTTCTTTCCTTCCTTCACCAAAAAGCACTAGGTTTTAATTTTTCCCCTAGTGCTTTTTTTTTGTGTATAAAAACAAAAAGAGGGATCTAGTCGACCCCTCGCTTATAGTAAAGTATTACCCAACATTAATATTTTACCATAGGATTTTGTGGACTTTATAATAAAGCTATTAAACTTTCCCCGCTCCGCAGTTAAAGCTTAACAGCTAAAAGTATCTTAACATAAAGCATAATAGTTAATCTTCTTCTTGCCTGTTATACCTATCTTGCTTTTACCTTCCCCGACTTTCTTGATAATCCCATGTTTTTGTAGAACTACAAGCTGAGAATGAATGGTACAGTCTATCCCTTCCAAGTTAGTAAGAACAGATTTAATCGCTTCCTTTGCATCTGATCTCGTGAACCATTCACCATTCGCACCCAGTTTTAAAATGCAGTCTTTTACAGCTTGGCTTTCAGGTTTTAAAATAGTCGCTTTTCTTTTGCCAGTCCATACAGGCAAAGGCTTAACATCTTTCCTTTTGTTAAGATTGGCTATACTGGTTTCTCTTCTTCTTTTAGCTTTTTTTTCTGCTGTATCTCCGTCCATCAAAGCATGAACTTGAGCAAATAGATTAGGCTTCTCCCTAAAAATACCATCTCCATATTGCTTTTTAATTTCCTCAATAACGTCAAAATATAACTCTTGCGTGTAATCTTTTTTTCTTTTCGTTTCCATGTTTGCTATTTTCATACAAATACTATAAAAGGCTTTACATATTTATTGCAAATAAAAAACCCTCTAGTTTTTAATTAGAGGGTCTTTTATTACCACTGGTGCTGAGTCTGGTAGATTAACACCTTAGATGTTGATTTATTTGTTCCTTAATAAAATTGTGGTCGTATTTAGTACTCATTTCTACATACCACCTCTTTATTATCTTAAGAAATAAAGTGAGCATATGCTTAAAAGTATAGCAAACCTTCGATATCTAATCAAGAATGCTTATCCTCTTCTCTTTGTCTTTTTCTTTCTTCTCTATCTACAAACTTTTTAAATTCTTCTTTTAAATCTGAAACACCTTTTTCTATCGCATTAAGCGTAACATCTACTTTAATCATAGATTCTCTTAAGCTTCTAATATCTTCGTCATAGCGGTTATGTTTTACTTCAAAAGCGATTACCTTGTCCTCTAATGCTTTAAATCGTGGATTATTAACCAAGGCGTTAAAAACCATTAAGCCAGTAAAAACACTACCAATAATAGCAGCAATTATACTGGTGATCTCATAGGTCTTGAAAGCAATCTCGACTTCACTCATTTAATCAACGCTTAATATTTCACTGCCAAGAGCCTCTAGACCACTTGCATAATCTTCTGCATACGCCTGAACGAAATTAGTTAAGTCTGAACCTTTCTTTTTAGAAAAGATAAGCTGCTCGTAAACCTTGCCATTTATCGTTAGCTTTAAAGAATGATAATCACCACTACTATTTAATATTTCTATTTCCATGTTATGCTGTCCTCGATAGTTGTACTTTAATTTGACCTGCTGCTACTGCTGTAGTGTCTGAATCAGCCATTAATCCAGTTATTGCAATACCTAGTCCTAAGGGGAATCTATACCCATTAAATCCAGGTGTTAAATTAACAAACCCAGCGACCCCGCCGACTGCCGCTGGAACTGGAATAACCATTAATGGTACATCAGTTCCTACTGTTGGAGCTGTAGCTTTGTTATAAAGTTTGACATGAGCTACCGTAGCACCGATGTTTGAAGCATAAAAAGCTTGTAAACCACTTGTACCAGTTAGAATTAAAGCACCATTTGTTGTGTTTAAGGAGTTTACCGAATACGGCGTTGCTGGAACAGCAGGAGTACCAGCAGTAGTCACCGCACTTACAGTCGTTATAGTACCAGAGCTAACAGTTACCGCAGGAGAGTTAGTTATACTAACAGGCATAGCTTTAGCCGCATCAACTATGCCGTTTTGATTGGCTATCTCAATGACATCTCTTGGATATTCTAGTTTTCTAACAAAATGTATCCTATTGCAAGTAGACTTAAAAAGGTTTCCTCCGCCATTAACAGAAACAAAATCAGGACCAGTAGATTCAACTTCGTAAGTAGAACCCGTCATTCTCAAGATTTTATAAGCACCATCTAAGCCAAATGCAGCTATTGACAAAGGAGCGACCGCCGCATCACAACCATGAAGTCTAAACATTTCACCAGGTAACGCACCAGTAGCCGTAGTGTTTACGGTTATGGTCATTATATTATTTGTTCTAACTATGGACTGAACCGACAAGTTTTGATAACCTAATCCAGCCGCTAAAATGCCACCATTGTTTAAAATTACTGAACCGCCAGCACTATTAGCTGTTACGGCAGAACCTTGAATTATAGTAAACTCGGTAGGGCTAACTATACTTGCCACTTGAGTAGTTGCTGTTAGGTTTGGGAAATTGGTTATATCTCTAACTCCATAGATCTGAACCCATGAGTCAGTAGATAAGCCATGTGCTACATCCGTTGTTACTGTTGCAGTAGTTGTACCAGTCTTAGCGATAGCAGTTATATTAGCTATAGGTCTTGCTATGTTGTCTAAGTTTTTAGAACGGATGCGAAGTTTGTAGCGTTTTTCTGTATCAGGCAATGCTTCAGACCAACGTAAAGAGCCAGATGGAGCTGTCAAAGCGTTGGGAGCTTTACTGTTGTAATTAACTTGATCGAAACCTATTGCAAATTCATGCTCACCACCTGCATTCCAGCCATCTGAAAATGGATTGACAGTAGATTGAACACCTGTTGATGTTGCTATAGTCGCATTAACGTGTCTAACTGAAGCCCCGTTTCTCCTAGTGAACCATCTTGCGTTAGTTACTGTTGCCGTTTCCGTGCAAAAACCTACTGAGTTTAAAGCATTTTTATCAAAGTTTGCTACTCTAACTACACCACCAGCGGTATATGTAGCGTTGCCTAAGGTTGTAGGTATCGTAATTTGAGTGGCAGTTACCACCGTTACTAAAGCAGGACCGATATTGATTCTTGGATCAGTGTTCCCAACCAAAATAACTCTATCATCGCCAACCAAGCCGTGTGCTGTAGAAAAGTTAATTGTAGCCACGTTAGCTGTTACGCTAACCGTTCCATTTATGGCTAAATCAATATGCTGTGGGATTATTTCAATTTGACCATCTGCATTGCAGCTAACAAAAGAATACTCAAACTCTTGACCAAGAACTTTTTGAGAATGGGAAAAAGCAAAACCAAAACGACTTGGCAATTTAAAAGAAGCTTTAGAAATTAATTCTAGTTCTGAATTCGCAACAGTTTGGTCTAAATTAATCCGTATGTAATTTGAACCAGTAGCACTCCCGCCGTTCTCTAGAACCCCAAGTCCTTGATTAACCCATTTTTGCTCCCATCTATCTAAATCAAGAAAAGATGCTGAATCTTTATTATTAACAAAAGATTGTTCAGAGACTTGATTGCCGCCATAATTACCCATATTCATATTATATGGGATAATTAAAGTACACGAAATGACGGACTTTATAGACTCTGAAAAAAAGAAAGCTATCAAAGAGATGGCTAACGATGCTCTCTCTTTTAATATCCGCAACAAGATGGAAATACACTACACAAGGAAGGAAGAGCAAGAAGCTTTAGAGAGATATTATTCGCCAAATACAAGTGAACGAAGAAAGAAAATAATAGAAAATCAAATTGTTAAAAAAAACTTAGGGTTAGTTACCAAAATGGCGTGGCAGCTTCAAGGCAAATATCAAACCTTAGATGTTGATGAGTTGATATCCGCAGGCTTGCTGGGTTTTGTTAAAGGGCTTCAAAAATTTGACATGAGAAAAGGTTATCGTTTAAGCACTTATTTAACTTGGTGGATTCGTGATGCAATGTATGACCACTACTCTAAACAGAATTTAATTGAAATCCCCACTGATATTTTTTACCTAACGTTAAAGTATAGAAACTTGCTGAGGGAAGGATTGACCTTAGAGCAAATTAGATATCAGCTTAAGCCTAATCCAAAGCAAGAACTTCGTATATTAGATGCTCTTGGTGCAATGAATCTAATTTCTTTTGACCAGCTTATCTCTTGCAATGAAGATAGCAAAGATGTAGAAATTGGGATAGCAAATAGAATTTCTCCCTATGCCAAAATTGCAGAAGAAATAGAAGCTGCTCGTGGTGCAATGATCGGGATTATTGGGGAAAAAAACTTTAATATTCTCGAAGATCGTTATTGTTCATCTGTTAAAGTAACCTTTAAAGAACTTGCTGAAAAATATAAATCTAAACCGCTTACTATTAGAGAATCAATTAATTATAATATTGCTAAACTGCGGAGGCACTTTCCCCATCGTTACCCTGCTTTGTTTGCTGAGCTTCGTTAAGGCAAGCTTGCATAATTCTTTGAAATTCTTGTTCCCCTAAGCTTGCAAATGCTGCTTCAAGAACTAACTTTTCGATTAAGTTAGATAGATCAAATTCCGTAAAAGGAAATAAAAGAGGATAAGCCTTTACAGCTAAGACTAAAACATATTCTCTCATCTTGACAGGTGGTATCTTAAAATCTCCACCATAAGCCTGTAACAATTCGTTTAAATCTTGTCTTTCTGCTGGGTTTGCCATAACTGTAATCTTACTATAGATTCTGTAAAGTGATATACTGTAATACTATTTTGCGTGCAGTCGTTGTACTTGCATTTGTTACAGAAAGGCTTGTAATCGCCTCTGAGAAAATTAAATCATTTGCTAGCGTAAAAGCTACTGTATCCCCATTTAGCTTAAGGGAAAGATTCCCGCTTGCCTCGGGGTCTAATATTTTAGTTATCTTTAAATTTGCGATCGTTGGCATATCTATAACTAAATTAGTTGAGCTTGCTGGAATTTCGATACAGTCCGTTAATAAATTAGGCACTTCGGTAGGTGAGCCGACTTCTCCATATTTAAAGCTTGGTAAACCTTGAACGCTTGCCCCATCATAGAAAGCCTCTAGTTTAAAATCAATTACGCTCATTCTGTTTGAAATCCTATTTTTAAAGGTATATCTGTTGTGGTGCTTGAATTGGAAAAAGTAAGGCTAGTAATCGCTCCTGAAACCTTAATAATTGGGCTAACCTTCCTTGCTGCTGAACCATTAATCTTTACTGTAATATTTTGATTACTAACATCATCAATCCAAATAAAAAGTTCTGTAATTGAAACCCCTCTATCCACGATAGAATCAATTACAGTGTTTACGCTTCCCTTTGGTGCAGTTATTTGAAACCGGCTAATTTGCCCTGTTGCAAGCTTTTTATAGCTTGGCTGGACTTGTTGTCCGTTAAAATAAAGTTTAGGCTCTTGCGTGGTTGTCATATTACTGGATACCGATTACTACTTTTCCGTCTGCTTTTGGCAAATTCCATTTAAACGTATAGCCTGAAAGTATTGTTCCCTTTGGTATGATAGGGTCAATCTCTCCGTTCTCGGACACGTTATATATATTATTTTTTGAATCAATAATTTTTCCAGAACCAAGCCAAGATACCTTCTTTCCGTTTACTTCTTTCGCTACTGCTTTGCCTTTATTTGGTTTCATAAAATCCCTAAAATTGCTTTAGCTTATGTCTCTGCCCCATTAGGATTAGCTAATACTAATTCTGTAGCAGATTTAGCGAAACCTAGATAAGTTACTCCTGCCACATCCCTAGTTCCAGCTACAGTAACATAATAATCAATGCCTGGAACTAAGCCAGATAGCCCAGTAACTATTTTAGCAGGAGAAGTTTTATTAAACCTTAACGCTATTTTAGCTGTAGCCCCCGAAGATACTGTTTGTGTAGAAATACCTATTTGATCTTCGTTTGTTAATTTTCTTGCGATAAGATGTCTTTGAATACTGCTTCCTAGCTTTGCTCCTGCTTCTCTTTCGATAGAATAAGTTATACCACTAACTGTTGCTAGTAATCTTGACTGAGATGGTATTACACTGGTATGAACACTTAAAGTTCCTACTCTTCGCGGAATTGCTGCTGAAAAATCGTATATCTGTTGCAAAGAATTAAAGTTCCCTACAACATAAGGAGTAATAAAATTCAGTGCAGTAGAAGTGAAATCTATGGTAGTGTCTGTTGTTTGTAAAGTTAGCGTAGTGCCTGATCTTGTATAAACTTCACATCCGTTTGAATCAAAACCGAAAATAATTTTATTATTTACAGTGTCTTCTACCCAGTTAGCATTGTCTATTCCATTAGCATTTTGACTTAAAGTTACTCCTGTCCCAAGTGTAAAAGCTGTTGTAGATATAGTGAAAACCCTTACATTAGTAGTAGTATTAGCCAAGCACCTTCTAACCAAATAAGATGATGTGCCAGAAACCCTAGATAAAGCTCCTCGCAAAGTTCCCGAAGGAGATCCATGATTTCCTTGAGCAGAAGTCGCCACTGTTGATACTGTCGAAGAAAAATCAACTAATACTAAATCTGTTTGGTGTTGCGGCCCTGCATATTGATAAATAGCTAATACAACAGCCCTGTCTTGAGTTGAGTCATACAGCATTTCTAATCGCTGATCCGTAGTGGAATTAGGCGCGATACTTAATGTTATTTGCGTTTCTGCCCCTAAAGTAATAGTAGTTCCTGATACTGTAGCTCTTGAACCCCATAAAGTAAAAGTGGAAGTATTTCTAAACCAAGCTATTAAAACTCTTCCCGTGGAATCGGCTACAAGATTCATTACTATGCCAGTATTGCCATTGGTTAAGGTTGTGCTAACCTCTGTACCTACTGTGGTAGTAGTACCCGAGTATTCTATAATTCTAGTTCTTAAAGGTTGTCCCCCTCGAATATAAGCTAAGAAAAGTTGATTGTTTGACTGTCTTACAGCATCCCAAGAAACGCCAGATTGCCCTATAGCATCAGCCATCGTATGAGTAGTCACAGCCCCCCAAGATAAAGCTCCAGAAGCCGATACAGTTCCCACAGAGGTATATAAAGCAGTATTATTAACAGTGCTAACTCCCAAAGCAATTATTTTGTTTGCGACTGTGTCTAAAAGATACTTGGTAGTTTCTGCTAAAGGTAATGGATTTGCGAAAGCAGTAGAATTATTTAATAGCCCTATAGACTTATAAGCTTTTCCATCAATGCCTAAAGATACTGCATCTCCAACTGTTAAGTTTTCTCCAGCTACTAAATTTAGGCTAGTAGTACCACCGCCACCACTGCCAAAATCACTTAAAGTACTCATAATATTAACCAGCCTCTTGTTGCGTTATAAACCAAATATACTTTTGCGTAATCAATGTCTATAATCAAATTCTCAGCTAAATCCATTATCTCAGAACCATTCCTGCCTACTGTGATGTTATTAATACTAGCAGTACCAGCTATATCAACAATCCCTACTCTTTGACCAGCAGTAGGTGTAGGCGGTAAAGTTATAGTAAACCCAGCACTGGTAGTATCACAAGGATAAAGCACCCCATCAGTAGCAGTAAAGCCAGTAGTCTGAATAGAAGTTACTATTAAAGCACCAGCAGGTAAAGCAGCAAAGGTATAATTACCACCACTAACCTGTAAAGCAGTTCCATTAGCACCTATGGCTAATCTAGTGAAATCACCACTAGCGTTATCGTAATATATTAAATCTTTATTTACTAAAGACGAATTATCTAAAGTCGCTACCTTTTTGTACTCTAAATCAGTACCGCCAGCATTTAATCTTAAAAATTTTAAAGCATTGCTCGTTGCAACAGGAAACCAAGAAAGGATATTAGCAAAACGTGAGTTACTTCGCCTTTCTGCTTCGTAAGTGGTCATTGCTCCACTTAAATCGGTATCGCCTTCTGTGTATGTTCTATAAACCATTAAACGCCTTTTCCGCTACCTGCTTTGTTTAATTCTAGTATCAAGTTAAGCACGCCCCAATTAACACCACCAGAACTACTTAACCCTATTATAGCAGTCTTCCCTTGACCCCCTGAGTGATCGACTCTAAGGTTAAAAACGCTACTTCTTCCATTACCCACTAAAGTAAAGAAATCAACATAAGTATCTTCTGAAACTAAATTTTCCCCTGTAACCTTCGGCTCTACTTCTCTTAGTGGAATAGATTTACCGTTGATGCCGCTAATCAAAGTTCTATCTAGCTTCACGTACTGCCTTATTTCCTGCTTAATAGGAGGCACTTTAAGCTTAATCATAACTGAATTAAAAATCTTATCTACAAGCTCTGTACCAGCTCCGATAGAACCTGTCTCTATCCTAGAGCTATAACTATTTCCTGAATCTAAAAAGACTCCATCAACTCCCTGTAAATGAATATTACCTTCTTCATCTCCCACGTAAAGCTTGTTTACTAACACACTTAAACTTTTAATATTTCCAAAGCCAAAAGTCCAAATATTCCATTTAGGGTAATTAGGGTCTATACTCTTTCCATATTCATAAACAAAGACAGCATTTGCTACAGTTGATTCATACAAAGGAACTGCACATAAATACCTTTGGTTTACCGTATCCACCGCTGCAAAGATTTGACTAGAAGCCGCAAAATTAATATTCTCTATTTGATCTCTAATTGGCTTAGATAAAGTATTTTGAGCCGTTAAACCAAATTCATCAGAAATTTCACCAGTATAACCAATAAAGCCATTGCGAGTTAAACCGATAACAGTATTCCCTATTTCAATAGCAGAACGCCCAATCATACCGTCTACTTCACTTTCACGCTCTGCTTTAAACTGCCCCTCTGCAAAAGCATCTTCTGAAAAACGATAACCTGTTAAGGTAGTTAAACTAAACCTTTGAATAACCTCATCGCCAGTCGTAATAACCGCCCCTCGTTTAAAAGGAATAAGATTCGTAACCTTAAAGCCTTCGATAACATCAAACTCTAAATTACCGCTAGTCGCTCCATTAAAGATTATAGGATTCCTTGAGTTAGATAAATAAACATTCCCCTCATTAGAAACGACAGTTGCACGCCTTTTGTAAATGCTAATCTCTTCAAAAGTATCACTGTAGCTCACCGCTGTGTAAGGGATACTTGAATCGCCTGTACCCGAAACTTTTGTTAAAGTACCGCTTGCACTTGGTCTAGCTGTACCGCTAATCTGCCTTGTAGATAAAGCAAGGACTCCATCGCCGCTAACTTTATTATCCATTACCTTTAATTGGAATAAGCCGCCTGCATCGTTGTAAACTGCATCCAAGCTTGCATTTATCGCATTGCCTATAGTAATTGTCATTCTAAATACTAAAGGGTCTGGTGTTAGCTTAAATCTATCAACAGTGCCATCATAATAACAAATATCCTGCGTTCCAAAAACAGCAGAAAGGATATTGTTAATCTTATCAAAGCTTACCCTTGTTACCGCTCCGCCAAAGGCAGGGCTTGTATTTGTAGGACTGTTAATCTCTGTTAAAGCTGGAGTTTGAGAAGTAAAATCAGCAGCATTAGAATTAACGTAAAAAACTTTTCCATTGTCTAAAAAATAAATCTCTCTATAAAAGCTTTCATCTCTTGTCTTAAAAGTCGTTACAGCAATAGGAATAGCTCCACTAAAAATAGATTTATCCCTATATAAAGTACCGCCACGCCTAACGTATATATCAGAATCCCCGATATACTCCATATTAAACGCTCTAGATAACTGCCCTAAGACTAATTGATCGGGGTCTTTAGCCGTCTCTAAGTTTAATATTCCTGATATCGCTTGGTAAACCATTATTGATATTGCGTTTGAGTAGCCCCCAGCTTGAAGACTAAAGGCATTTTCTTAGTTCGGTATTCTATCATCCCTGTTAATGGGTCTACACTTGGAGTTTGTACCATTGAATCAACAGGAGAAGTCGCTTGCATTGTAGCCCCAGCAAGTTGCTCTACTAAACTTCTCTGAACAGGAGAAGCCGCTATATCACTCCCGATACTTGCAAATCTACCTACTTGCCCTGCCGCATCTTTAACCCCTTGCCTAATTGCAGGATTTGTAACAGCATATCCAGCTAAACCACCAACTAAGGCAGCAGTTGGACTAATTCCTGAACCTGCAAAACCAGCAGCCCCAGCCATTCCAGCAGCACCCAAACCAGCTCCGCCTAAAGACTGTCTTGCCTCTCTTGCTTCTTTTTCAGCTAAAGCTGCTCTTTCTAAATCCAGTTCATTAATTTTTCTTTGAATTACTTTATTTACAGTAACTTCTTCTTTTTTAACTTGATCTAAACTCTTTTCAGTTGCCTTGATCTTGCTCGGTACTGCTTCTAAAGATTCCTGTAAGCTTGCAAGTTTAGATATACCTTCTTTTGCTTTATCTGTAGTTTCAGCATTGCGAAAAACATCATAGCTTTCTTGCTGAGTAGGTAAAGACCTAACTAAAGAGCTTGGGGTTAAGCCTGATTCTTTAGGTAAACTCTCGCTTAAAATCGTTCTATTTGGAAGCATGATAGAACTAAAAGCCCTGCCTCTTTCCTCTTTGTTAAATTGAGCGGCTTCAAAAACCTTATCCAATTCAGTAGGGTTTTCTTTTGCTAAACGCTTAACTTCTTCTGCACTTGGCAAGCCTGCATTTGCTTTGTTTGAAAAGAAAACCTGTGAAGCAGGGCTAACCTTTTCGTTAAGGTCTTTAGTTAATCTCAAAATCTCAGGATGAGATTGAGGATTTTTTACATTTGCTTTCAATTCCTCTAAGCGTGTAATTTCACCCTTAACCGCATCATTTAATTCTTTTTTGCTTTTAAGTCCATCTATTGTACGAGTCGCCCTTTTCTCAATATTTTGCACCTTTAGATCATTCAACACTTTAGCTTGGCTTTGTTTAATGGATTGCTTTTTGTCTTTATAATTCAATAACTCCGTTTTGTTTTTAGGCAATGGAGCTTTTTCATTATCCACGATCTTAGCTAAAGTGCTTAATTCTTCGGTATAATCCCCAAATTCATTAAACAAAAGATTACTTGTGCCTTTCGCTTGGCTTGAGGCATCTGTTAATTTATTAAATGTTTTTTCAATGTTTTTACCTGATTGGTTATAAACTCTATTAACATAAGCTTTTCTTAAATCGTCTGCTACGGTAGGGTTTCCATCGTAAGCATAATTTAAAACCCTTTCCGCTGCCTCTGCATCACGTTCAAAATAATTAATAATATCTTCGTAAACATCTTTAGAATAAGCAATATTCCTGTCTATCTCCCCAGTCTTGCTATCGAATCCACGTCCAAGAAAATTAGTAACGTCATTCGCTTGAATAGCATCGTTCCTTGCAATACGCATAGCACTTGCTTGTTGATACTGCTGTAAAGCCTGTGATGAAGATTTGCTAAAGATATTCCCTTCATCGCTAACTAGCTTCCCTCTTGCTGCTGCCAATTCGCTGTAAGTTTTTCTCGATAGAGTATCACCACTTAAATAGCCGTCAATATTAGATTTAATTTTCAAAAGGTCTGCTGGGGTTGCTTTCTTTAAATCAACTTTGCCTTTAATTTCTTTAATGGTTTGCGTGTTTTCTACACCCTTAAAAACATCAGAAACATCATGCAAAATATCTTTTTCTTTTTCTGCTAAAGGTCTAGTTCCATCGTAAAGGTTTTTCTCTTCTGCTAACTGTTTTTTCCATTTAGCGATAACTTTATCCCTAATCTCTTTTCCTAGCTCTTGTTCGCTTCGTGTACCCTTTAATCCTGTCTCAAACTCGCCCTTTAATTGGTCAGAAGCAAACTTTGCTTCTCCAATGATCTTATTAAACTCTTCCTCAGAAGCAGTTTCTAAATTTCTAAGTAATTCGTCTGATTCGCCCGTTGTTTGCTGCTTTCCTCTAATTGCTGCGATCTGCTCCGCTGCTCTTGCCTCTGTTTCAGTAATCTTTAATTCAAAACCATTGTCTTGAGCAAAGTTTCTTAGCTCTTTAATTTTGAAATCAAAAGAATTTTCTAGCTGTTTAATTGTTTCATCAAAGAATTGCTCTTTGTTCATTAAATCTGCACCCTCAAGATCAGCTAATGGTCTGCCTGCATCTTGAGCTAAATCTTTAGCGTAATCACGATAAACATTCTTCATCTGAGAGTAATACTCATTTACAAATTTATCTATATTCGCTTGAAGTGCTTTTCCTATAGATTCTGCTCCTGTAGTACCTGAATCTAAAATGCCTCCAATAGTGGCTTTAATCTCTTGATTGAGCGTGCTTAATTCCTCTTGTTGAGATTTTAAAACACTTTCTAATCTTGCAATTTCAGGCTTTAATTTATCCTTTATCGCATCTTCATTTTCTTTAATCTCTTGATTTAATTGCTTAATTAATGTTTTTAATTTAGGGTTTTCAACTTTAACTGCAACATCATCAACCGCCTCGACTACTTTATCTAAACTTAAAACAGCTCTGCCAAAAGAAGTTTTGTGCATTTCTTCGGCTAAACTAACAAATGCTTTAACGGCTTCTGAATCTTTATAGCTTGAGAGCTTATTTAATAAAGGCTTAGATAAAGTTGTCGCCTCAAACTTAAGCTGCTCAAAGCCCTTGCCTGCTGATGAATTACTGATAGCTTTTGATGTTTTTTCAATCGCTTTACCTACAGGCTTTCCAATTGTTTCATTAATTAAAGTTCCCAGCTTGCTTAATCCAGGAGTTTTTACGACATATTCTCCAATTGCTTTTCCCGCTCCAGCACCAAACTTAATAACCTTTCCAGCAACGACCCCTTGTAAAACATCAACTCCCGCCGCAGCCGCTACATTACCCAAGCCCTCCAATGGCTTCATGCCTTGAGTCTTACCTAATGTCGCTGTTTCAATTCCTTCTCTTGCTAATTGCACTCCACCTGCTGTTAATGCACTTGCCGCAGTACCAGCTAAAGCCACTGCCGATATTGGAGCTGCTGCACCAAGTACAAGCAACGCAGCACCAACGCCAACTAAGCCACCGACCGCAGGAGCAATTTCAAATAAAGTACCGACCGCTTTACCCCAATTACCACGTGAATTTAAAGCATAAAGATCACCACTGTTAGCATCTCTTAAATAATAAGTATTCCCTTGTTGTTCAATTGTTCCATCAACACCATAGCTTTGAAGCATTACGTTTGCTGCCGCCATTGCCTTATCTTTACCCGAAGCCACGAACGCAGCATCTAAAGGATTCTTTGTTAAAGTTGATAAAACTAATTGAACTGAATCAATCTGTTCTTGTGTTAATTGTGGAGCGTTAGCAGGCTCCGCTTTCCCTTTCTTAAACTCTTGATATTCTTTAACAAATTCCTCTTCCTTTGGAGTTAATTCATAATCAGGATTTACTAAAATCTTCTCTCTTAATCTTTGTCTTTTAAACTCTCTAATTTGAGCCGTTTCCTCTTCGGTTAAAAGATAGTTTGGGTCAGCTTCGATTTTGTCAATAATAGGCTTAATGGTCTTAGCAAGAATGTCATTCCTTGCCCCCACGTTCTCCGCTTGAGCTGAGTTTATCATTGAATTGAGCCTAGTAACTTGAGCGTTCATTATTCCTCTAATAGGCTTAAAACATCTGAGCCTTTCATCCTAGTGTTACTTTTAACCGTCTTGCCGCTTACTGTAGGGCTAGCTGCTTCTTTCTTCTTTGACGTGCCAAAATCATATACCGCTTGGCTACTGCCATAGTTATAGTTCTTCCCAGTAGAGCGATACAAAGGCAGGTATTCGTTAAATATCTGTGGTTGTCCTGTTAAGACGGAACGATCAAGTAATCCCTTGATTGTTTTTTCTCTAAAGTGTTTATTAAACTCTGCAAACTGCTCAGGATTATCATATTTACGAGCAAATAAATCTTGATTCAACTTGATATCCCTATCAGAAAGCACCCCTGATTGATTCATTCTAGCTGCTGCTTGACCAATCCCTTTTAGTTGAGCTGTTAGCTCTATATACTCTCTAGCCGCTGGATTAGCGTTCCCAAAAATAGAAGATACCGCCCGATTTGTTAGCAAAAATCTAAAGTTCGGGTCTGGGTTTTCTTTTAAAATTTGCTCCATGCGATTAACGACTCGGCTAGTCTCACCAACTAAAGATTCACTTTGAAACAATGATGCTTTTTCTTTAGATTTTTCTGCATCAGTAAAGGTTTCAAAAGCTCTGCGATCACCAGCTACCCTTTCAGAAGGCTCAAGCCCTCTATAATCACCTAAACTTAATTCTCCTTGTTGAGCTGCCGCCTCTGCATCTGCCTTGTTCTGTGCAATTTGGCTTTCTCTATATTGATTATCTAGCCCTGCACCAGTAAGCTTAAGATCAGCCTCTTTAACTCGCCTTGTATTAGGACCACTATTTGGGCTACCTTCTGAAACGTCATAAGTCGCTTTATTATCCAAGTAAGTTAAAAAATCATTTTTAGATTTAGTATCATATCTTCCAATCGTTGCGATCTTATCAATATCTTCTTTATCTAAAAGCCCTTGAGCATTTAATTGATGTGCTTTCTGAAATATGCCCTGTTCTATTGTTAAAGGCTCTGTTTTTGCATTAAGCGAAAAAGTACCATCAGGATTTTGAACAGGCTCCGATGCTCCACTTTGAGACATTGAATCTACAGGAGCTAAACCCTCTGCCATTCCGTAAATATCTAAAATTCCAGCATTTCTTTGGCTTGTTAATTCTGCCTCTTTTGCTGCTTGCTTTCTTTTATCTTTTCTTTCTAAACTATCCCTGAGTAGCATTGCTCCAGGGTAAACCGCTGACTCAGCTAATCCAAAAATATTCTTTTCTCTTTGTCTCTTGTTCTCTTCTTTTTGTATAGCGATATTCTGTAAAAGTTGCAAGCGAGAATTAGCCGCTGATAAAGCAGAAGAATCAATACCTTGTAAAGCACCAACTTGAACCATTAACTAAAATACCCTCCGATACCACCAATAACCGCACCGACCCCTGTTCCTACAGGTCCAAAGGCAGAGCCAATCTTAGCCCCTGTCATTGCTCCGCTTGCTGCTCCGCCGAGCTTGCTTGCTGTGCCTTTCTTTTTCTTTTCTTCTTCTGTTTCTTCACCTTCGGCTGCTTGCCCTTCTGCACCAAAATAACCGCTAACTTGTTGAAGCTTTTGCAGTTTAAATAAATCTTCCTTGTTCTTAGCCTCTTCTGCTTTCTTTTTCATTAAAGCCTCTAAAATAGTACCCATGTTACCATCAGATGGCTTTTGAATTGGAGCTAGTGATAAAGTTTGAACCATTGTTTACCTCGCATACCCATATAGTAACGGGAATAACATATCTTCCATTTGCTTGTTTCTTTGGGTCTGTGTATAGTTTTGTTTATTCCCAATAAACTGCTGTATTAAATTAGTTTGCATTGTCTTTTCGGCTAGCTGTCTATCCATCTCTTGATTACGTGCCGCTAAATCAAGCTCTTCACCTTTCAAGCCTAATTCACCTGCTTGGAGTCCTTGCGTTGCTATATTCTGCCCGATTCCACTACCTATACCAAATAATTGATTAATTAAGTTTTGAGACTCTAAAGAGCCTTGTAAATTCGTTCCAGCTAAAGATTGGTTTACTTCTGCGATTCTGCTTCTTTCGTCTAAAGCTTCGCCTCTATTCGCTTCGCTTGCTGCTAATAAAGCATTTGCTCTTTGCTGCCCGTAATCGCTTACGACTTTACCTAAAGCTTGTCCTTCACTTGTACCACTTACGCCTAGTTCATCAAAATTAGTTACAGTACCCGCTAACTGCTTCCCTAAATCTAAGGCTTGTGCCGAATTTGCACCATAGTAATTTTGAACATCACTTATCCTCTGATCTGCTCTTGGTTGTAAAAATGATTGTTGTTGTTGGAATTGAGCGTTAGGGTTTAAAGCCGCTTGCTGCATACCCATAGAAGCCGCTGATAATTGATCTCTAAGTGAACTAGAGCCGCCAATGTTTTGTTGTATTTGTGGTAAATAGCCAGCTTGAGCTCCAATGCCAAAGCTTGTAGCTGCACCTGCTACTTGTCCTGCTAAATCGGTAGCCCCTTGCCCTGCACTTTGTCCAGGGTCATTTAAGGTAAAGCCATCTTGACGAGGATTATCTATATTATTTGCACGTTTTCTAACTATGCCTAAAGCATCTTGTATCTTCCCTGAACTTGAATTTTTATTAAGCCCAAATTCTGTTTTAAATTGATCTTGCGTTAATCCAGCATTGTTAAGTTGTTCAGTCCTCTTATTGCCAAAAGTACCAGTCTGTTTGAAATTGCTGTAGTTAGGAGGATTCGCCATGCTTCTATTTTATCCTATACTGCCTTTATCGAATATCTCGATCATTGGCTACTATTAAGCTAGTAATCGCTCTATTCCAATCAGCTTCATATTGGGTCTTAATTCTATTCTCAATGCCCCTGTTTACTCTGTGCAGCTCTAAAGCTGAATGATAAGCCTCTTCATATCTCTTTTTGAATCTCGACTCTTTAAATTGATCTGATGGGTCTTTAAAAAGATGATAGTCGCTTGCTGCACCGAGCATGATTAAACGCTGATAATATTGAGGAAATGCACTAATATTATCTGCTGCTATCTGATAAAAAAGATGAACTGTACCATTAGTCGTTGTATTCTCTAAAGTGCCTTTCCAGCCGCCATCAACTTCACGAATTTTAATAACATCATTCGTAAAGCCGCCTCGTTCGATTTTATAAAAATCTTCATGCGAAATCGGCATAACCTCATAATCGCCACTCCATAGAGAAATAACCCTCACCATATCAGCGGGGAAAGTAACCTCTGAATCAGTAACAGTTAAATCGGTTTCCCTGATTAGCAAGCCTCTAAACTCTTGAGAAAGGCTAAGAGCTAGATTCTCCAAGTGAATTTCTAGCTCTTCGTCTCCGTCTCCAGGTTGATTTAAACCTAGTAGAACTTTTAATTTATTAACTATCTCACGTGTTATCATTTGCTGGTTTCGCTAGTTCTGCCTCGATATCCCCGACTAAAGCTAAGTCAGCTTTTAAAGCTTCAATAGCCTTGTCTCTGCCTTGTCCTAAGGTTTTATCTCCAAATTTAAAGTAAGCTCCAGCTTTAGAAATAATCCCAAGTTCAAGAGCTGCATCAAAAACGCTAAGAATTTTGCTTTCTTCCTCGCTTAATGTAGGCTCAGTTGGCTCATTGGGAACTTTTGTTTCTAATGATTCGCTAGATAAACCTGCTTTAGCTAAAATCTCTTTTAATAATTCAGGGTCTTTCAATAGCTCTTTAGTTATCTCTGATTTAAGCTCATTCTTCAAAGCATCTTTTTTAGCTTTTTCCTCTGCTTGAAGTTTCTCCGTGTAAGCCTTATCTGCAAACTGTTTATTGATAACAGCGTTTTCAGGCCACCCTTCTTCAAGTAATGATCTAACTAATTCGCCATGCTCTAGCGTTGCTACTAATTTAATTTCGCCTCTGTTTAGAGAATTTCTATTAGTCGCTAGTAAACAAGATAAAGCTTCTTCCAGTGTAACGTAAGATACATTAGCACCTTTCTTTTTAACCATATCAGGAGTTAAAAACTTTAAAGTTGAATTTACGTCAGATTCAGCAGGAGTTAGGTTTATCCAATCCTTCGTCTCTTTTAAAACAAACTTAAATAAGCCTTTTTCAGCAGGTTTAAATTTCCAGTTACCTCTAGGGTCTTTGTCTATAAGGATATTTTCTCTTTTATTTAAAACACCTTTATCATCATATACACCAAGCTCACATACTTTACTGATGTTTAGCTCAAATTGCTTAGTTCCTATTAATTCAATTGATCTCATAAAACTCCTTTATAAAAAAAGAGAGAGAGTAAACCTCTCCCTCTTTTCTAATATTAACCTTAAACAGTGAATCCTGTATATCTAGCGTGCATTTGTTCATGTAAAGGGATTACTCCAAATTCACATAACCATCTGCCTGCTTTTCCATCAAAATCTGGTTGTTGCGTGTCATCTTTCCAGTCAAGATTTCTGCCATTTAGTGTTACTAATTGCAAGAAAGCTGGATTGACTTGTACGATTTCATCAGATAAACCTAAAGTGTCAAGTAATGGATAGTATAAATACTTGATTCCTTCTGGTCCAAATGGAGCAATAATCTTCTCTAAAGCTAATCCATAAGTATTCGCTCCAGGCTCAAGACTGATTCTGTAGCCTGTTTCTGTGGCATTAACTTTTTTGATGTTATTGAATAGCTGCCAGCCCACTAATAAGATTGGCTTTTCTTTCATGCCAGCAGGGATACGTTTAGTCGCACGGTAAATAAGATCATCTTGTTTGTCGATTGAATAAGCAGTACCACCACCTTGTAACGCTGTAGCAGCAACAACATTAGTAACTATAGAGTTATAAATCCCTCTAGTCGTTCTAATGATCTCGCCATTTCTTGAAGCTCTGTGAAGTTTACCGAAGAAAGCAATATACTCGTGATCTGCAAATATATCAGCTAATCCTTGCTGTTTGTACTCATCAAAAGTCTCTTCCTTGATAAGGTGAGTCTCTTCTTGAGCCATGTTTGTTCCAGTTTGGATTAGGTCAGAACGCAGGATTTGAGTATGTCCTTTTCTACGAGTCGCAATTTTACGATTACGATATTTCGCAAAAGAACCTTCTTCTTCCGCTGGACCTAGTCTGATAACTTTAGAGTTATCTGCTGGAGCCGTTGCTGAATCTTGAGTTAGTGTCTCTGCCGCTTCGTGAACATCAACGACACCAGTCGAGCTAAACGCTCTTTCTACTGGAATGGTTTTAGCTGCAAGATTTGGAGCTCCATTTACTCTAACAATTTCACCTGTTCCAGCGAAATAGAATAAATCGCCTTCTCTTGCATCTGAAATATCTTCATCTAACTTCATAGAAGTAGAAGCAGTTGTCAATGCACCATCAAGCGTATACTCTCTTGTTCTTTCTGGGTTAAACTCAGTATAAGAAAATTCTGCTTGAGTAATGTTTTTACTTTCAAGAATAGCTGTACCGCCACCTTGATTGTCTCTAATTCCACCTAAGTATTTTTCAGCTTCCCCTTGATTGCCTACTTTTCCTGCCATTAACAAGAGAGGGCTAACCTGTGGAAGAATATCTTTTCCAGTTGGGATATATGCGTAAGATTTACCCAAAGCTCCGCTAATTGAAGCGAACATTGGACCTTTTGTAGTAACCATTTAATTTAACTCCTTTGATTTTTACTAGATAATAACGCCACTGGAGTATTTAGAACCTTGCTGAGATACAGGATTTCCTGCAAAAGAAATATTAGCCCCACCAATTCGGTTACCAAATTTAGCAAGAACCTTTTGTTCAATATCCCTTTCTCTTTTTTGGTTATAAAGAGAGTTCGGATCTTGAGCTAGTGTTCCTGTGATGACCTGTAAATAGGTTGAAAGAACTTCGATTGAAGGATTCATAAAGTATCTTTCATTCCATTTACTGTCAAGCTTTGGTAGTTCTTGAGCTAGATAAGTCTTAAAGGTTTCCTTATCTTCAAATCCTAGATTTCTGCCTGTAGTTTCGTACAGTTCGCCTACTTGCCTTTCAAGGTTTTGGGTTGCCATTTGCAGTTTTAATTGACCAATCTCTTGACTTTGTTGCTGGAATCTTTGATCTTGTTGCTGGTATTGCTCCTGTAAACCAGTAACATGCTGGTCTATAGGCTTGCTCCAAAAGCTTTCTTCCTTTTGGGGTTGCAATCTTGCGATCATTTCCGCAACGGGGTCTCTTGATTTTAACGCTTCAATTTCAGCTTTAAGCTGTGCATTTTGCTGCTCAACTTGGCTGTATTTGCTAGAAACTTCTCTATATTGGTTTCTTGTATCATTGAAACGCTGCTCATAATCATGCGTGGGCTGTCCCGCCTGTGGGTTAGTAATATCATTTCCAGCTACGTCCGAAGACGAAGGAAGGGAAACGTCTGGATTCTCTAAGTTCATTTTACTCCTTTTGTATCAGTGGAAGTCCTAAGAAGCACTGACGTCTGTATTATAGGGAGAAAATTTTAAAATGTTTATTTTGCCTCTTTTCGTATATCCTCTTTAAGTCTGTCCTCTGCAACTTTAAGGTTTAATTTAATCGTTTCTTTGTCAAAAAGGCTTTTTGCTTGCTCCGATATTGTCTTTTTCTCTTGGACTAAAGCTAAAAAGCTATCTCCAAATTCGTCATATTTCTGCCTGTTATTAATTCGAGCAAGCCCTTGAGCGATAAGATTATCTAGGTTCTCTAATCTTTTTTCAAAATCTTCTTTAAGCAAATTAAAAAGTGGAGTATCTTGAGCCTCAAATATCTCAAGATACAAATTATAATATTTCGCTTTGTCTTCTTGAAGTTGATCTCCTATCAAATCAAGCCGCCCTTATTATTCATTCCAAGCTGATTAATTAAAGCACTTGGGCTAGAGCTTGAACTTTGCCCCATGTTAAGCGGTTGTTGAATTGGCTGTTGGAAGCCTTGCCCTTGAGCTATCATCCTTTGAGCCATTTGCTGCACCATTAATTGTTGGCTTAAGCTTTCTTTTTGCTCTTTGCTTTGCTTCTCTCCGTCCTTTTCTCTTTGTTTCTTTCTGAATAAGAAAAGTTCTTGTGCTTCCTCTGGAGCTTGCTCCATTTGCTCAACGATTCCTAAAAGTGCTTCTGGGTTTACGCTCATTGTGATATATCTCCTTGTTGCTCTACGTTACTTGGTCTACCGCCTTGATTTGGGCTAAGAGCTGGATTCCCTGAACCAGTTTGAGGGGCATATTTGCCCGCAATCTCAGGTATTTGCTTTCCTGCTGCCGTTGCTTTCATGGCTATATTGTTTGCTATTTTATAAGGGTCTGTTTCTAATAAATCGCTAGGGTCATCTACTGAATCTATCTTCATTGCCATTTGCAATAATAAAGGCTTAGTTTTAAGTTCAGGGTCGCCCGAATTAACAATTAGATTTACAAGTTCTGCCATTTGCTTAAGCTCTTTATCCGTTCTTGAATCAGCAAGATTAGAAATTTGTATATCAAAATCTAAATTCATTGGAATTTCAGCTAAATTAACTTGTTCGACTTTGTTATTGGTCGTTCTTGACAAGCTATTCCCTATTTTAAATTCAATAGTATCTTCTAAAAACTGCTTATTTAAAGCGTGCCACTGCCTGCCAAGCTCTGCTAAATCTTCGGTCAATCTTCTAACCGTAACGGATAAAGTTACTTGTTGGATTCGCTGGAAAACTTCAAAAGAGCCGCTATCCCTGACCGAAGAAGGATTTGCACCTGTCATCGCCCCATCTATTCCCATTGCTTCTTTAGCTTCCTGTAATAATAGCTGCATCCCTTGAACAGCTTGAGCATTAGGAAGATCAGGACGAATAGTAACTACATCGCTTGGGTCTTGAACTTTAATTACAGCACCAAGTTCACCTTTTTTTAATTGTTCTTCTGCTAATAAAGAAACGCCATTGCCGACTAAAGTCGTACCCGTCATGTGCCTTTTCCAATTGTCAATTAGCATACAAAGCATTTCATCTGAAAAAGCGTGTATCTTTGATGTTGCTTCAAATAGGCTCATTCCAAAAAATTCACCATATTGAGGCAAGTAAGCATAACGAACGAAAGGAAAGCGTGAACGATAAACAGGTCTCTTTATGTCTAAAGGTACTGCTCCATTCCCGATAATTGAAACGACTCCAGGCTCATAAACCTCCATCAATTCAATAAGCGGGTCATCTTGATTCTTTTTCTCATAGTCCTTGATCAATTGATGGTAATTCTTACTTATTGCTTGATCTTTTTTTGGATTAAAGTTATAGGTTGAATCGCTGCGAAGGGGAATCGTTGTAGCTCCGTCTTTAAGTAAATCAACATTCTTTAATCTGCCGTTTTTCTCAAGTTCCTTAAGCGTGCTAAATGGTACATACTTTCTGCGGACTACATGCCTTGCTGTTTCTAAATCTAAAGCTGCTGGGTCTGGGAAGAAATCCAAAGATGAAACTTGTTCTATCATCGGTTGATCAGCATAAACTACAGGCTCAGATACTACAGTTTCTTTGATATAAGGCTCTTGTATTCCGTATTTATTAGTTCTATAAGCAATACTTGATTGCGTTGTTTCGTGATACACAACATCATATCTCCAGCATGTATGATGGAAAGCTGTTCCTTCTACACACATTGCAAGAAAGGTTTGATAATAAACATTCGCAAGCTTCATCTTGTTTTGTTGATAACGCATATAGCGTGTATAAGCTAAAGCCTTTTCGTCTGCTTCGATGTTATTCCATGATCTTGCGATAAAGACGGGTCTTGTTGCAGTACCTAGCACGGCATCAGTTAAAAAAGAAGCAATACGCACTGCGGCTAAATGGGGTTGAGGGTTTCTAACGTCTGCTTGCCATTCTGCTTTTTCCATTAGTTGAGCGTTTTTATAAATCGCCCAATTTTTAGCTCTTTGTTCAAAATATTTTACAGAATGTGAGTAATTTGAATTAACGATAGCTCTTAATCGGGTTAGCTCTTGCTTTTCTTTCTTGCTTAAATGTTCATCAATTATTTTATGTTGCATAGCTACCAGCCCTTATAAACAGCAGCCTTGCGGTACTTTAAAACAGCCGTTTTGTAATTCTCTAACTCTTCTGAGGTCTGCCAATGATTCCATTTGATATCTGCTCTATTATAGTATCTTAACGCTGCCTCGCCATGATCGTCTTTATTCTTCATTTTTGTAGGGTCATCTTTTTTATACTCTGCGTATTCAAGGCAAGTAAATAATCTTGGTACTTGGCTTGCAATAAAACGATAAAAAGGTTTTTTGGTTTTAGGGTTTACATCTAATTTTTGCCCTATAGACTGCCTTGCTATTGGTGGATTTTTTTTATATTCAGGCTTTGCCAACCAATCTGTAAATTGTCTTCCTAAAATTACTTGCCCTTGTTTTTTTTCATCTTTATAGCCTTCGGGGAAGGTAGCCGTAATATAATCATCAAGAATCGTGCCGCCTTTTGTTCCTCTATCGTTAATTTGGGAATCTGCCACGGTTACGATTGGACGAACACCCCATTCTTCGCAAAGTTCATAAATTGCTAAAGCTTGCTCATGGGTTTCAAGGTTGTTTTGGTAAACCTCAGCAAAAAACCAGTGGGTATCATCTTCATCCACTGCAACTAAGCAGAAAACAAAATCATCTGCTCGCCCATAGTCTGAAAGTGCAAAGATTTTGCATTTTTCTAAAGGCGGCATTTCTTTTAAATCTGCTTGATGCCATGAATCTTCACCTATAGAGCGTTGAATCTGGTAAACTCTGCCATCTATTGCGGTAAATTTACCTTCTAATCTAACTTTACCCATTGCTGTCAGTTTAGGCTTAACCTTGCAATCTGGCTCTAATAGAATATAAGGGTCATCAATAATTGAACCATCTTCTGCAAGCATTTTGCCTCGGTCGTTGTGTACTGCAAAACGTGCAAGCATAGCGATATACAAATTAGGGTCTAAGTTTTGCAAGTTATCTTTTGTTGAAGCTTCGACCCATTCGATTAAGCCTGCTCCAGTAAGACCCGAATATTCACCTTTGCCAAGTAGAACATCGTTCATGTAAGTAACTCCATGCGTTGGAGTTAAAGCATTAAACAACCATGCCCCGTGAGCTACCATTCTTGGGATAATCGCATCAAAGATGATTTTAGGCATTTCCTCGTCGCAAACAATAACGCCACTAACGTTTGCCGACTCGAAAATATCAACGCCGCCCGAATAAGGCTTAAATATAAAATCCGAGTAAATCCTTTCATCGTGAGGATCTACAAAAATTCTAACTCTATCTATAATGCTTCCCCTGCGAATTACTTTATACTGGTCTGCTCTAAGCCATTTTGTTAATTCTTCTAAAGGGGTTTGCTCAAGTACATCTCTTGTTTCACCGCAAAGCCAATTAATTAAGGGTTTCCCGACGGCAGGCTTTCTGTTAAAGGCGGGTAACATTCCTAAAGCAATATCAACGGCTTTTTTGCTTATCGTTGCGGTCTTTCCTCCCTTGTTCCCTCCAATAAAGATTTGAAAAGGCTTAGTAAAGCCTAAAAACTTTTGTTGAGGAACATTGTTCTTTCTAAATTTAAGAATCGGGTTTGCTTCAATGTAATTGTTAAGATCTGAAGCAAAGGATAATAAATACTCTCTGTCTGCTTGTGAAGCTTTTTGTAAAATCTTTTCAAAGAGCTTCGGGTTAGAAACGATTTTAATTAAATTTTGGACTTCAGGGTCTTCAAAATTAAAGCTCTGTGTCATCTAAAACCCTTTCTTTCAAAACTTCACCTTCTAGAACGCCACTATACTTAGATAGAATTTGAGCAGATGTTTTAATCTTCTGTTCCATCGTTCCCTCAAGTTGAAAATTAACCTGAAAGGCGTTAAGCTTGCTATCGCTTGCGATCTTCTCTCTAGATACTGCGTTTTTATCAACATCAATAAGATTTTTTTCGCTTTTAAGGCAAGCATTTAAAATATCTGAATGTAGCTTAGCTTTATCGCTAACTGCTTTGATCTTATCAGAATAAAAATCAGTTTCAGGATTTACAGTAGGGTCTATTTTATCGGCTATATCTTGGAGTTGTCCTTGTGCATCATAAATCCCTTTAAGAGACTTTTGGAAAACAAGCTTCATGTTTATAGTGTTATTAACTAAATCTTTACATTTATTGTAATATCGTCTTGCTGCGGTATAGGATTTTAAGCCAATCTTTTCAGCGAACAAATGATAAGCCTTATTTCTTATTGTTGGATGGGTAGCGGGCAGTAAAGTTTCGTTAGTTAAATTATCAAGTATTTCAATCATTAAAGCAAGGCGTTCATCTTCTATTGAATCGGCATCATGCCTTAAAGAAAGTTGCTCTTGTTCAAATTTTTGTAATTTATCATTCATCTACGATAAGCCCCATTTAATCTATTCTATCTTTTAAGAAAAATATAATACGCTTGGAGGTCAAAATAATGACGACATATAAACACCCTGTACAAAAAAGAGTATTCCCTTTTGGAAGAAACGTAGGAATGAGTAATATTGGAGCCGATGTAGTTAAAGAAACAGCACGCTTTAGTTTATCCCCTGTTAGCTGGGTTAAGCTAGTCTATGATTTTACTGTTGATGGAGCGATTGCTGCAACAAGCGGAAGAGTGCCTTTAAGGCTTGAAGGTTCAGATGAACAGTTTATTTTACCAGCGGGCTTTCAGATAACGACTGCCTTCTATAGAGTAACTCGAACATTTACATCTGCTACTGATGCTGCTGCTATAGGACTTGGACTATATGCAGTTGATGGTTCAGGCGATGATGATGCTGCTGGTATCGTTGCCGCTATTGCAATTTCTAACGCTGCAAATCCGTGGGATGCAACGGCTAAAGTTGTGGCTACTATTCAGGTAGGTACTGCTGGAGCAGCAAGTGAAGAAACTACAGAAGATCAATATGTATCAATAATCAACACTGCGGGAGAAGCTAATACTGCGGGTAGAGTAATTGTTTACGCTGAAATTCTACAGCTTGACTAACTAAATAATAAAAGGGCTATTCCGCATCAGAGATAGCCCTTTTATTTAAATTTTCGTCTCTTAAAACATTAAAAAGATGTTTATTCTCTCTCTTAAAAGCTCCACGTTTACTACGAAGAGTATTAATCGCAATTCTTCTTTCTGATTCGGCAGGGAAAAACCTTTCCATGTTAAGTTCATAGGTTTTATCAAAGCTTTTAATCAAAACCCCTTTATTCGTTAAATCAACCATTCCTTTAGCAAAGTTGCTTTTGTTCATAAACTCGGTAGCTTTCCAAAGGGTCGTATAAGTAACCTTAGGATTTTTCCTTACTTCTTCATCTGAGATTATTTCTCTGTTTAAATACATGCCAAATTCAAGGCGAATATAAGCTGCAATAATTCTTTGCTGTATTTTAGTTAAGCCTAACTCTAAAATATCAGAAAGGCATAACATGGCTTCAATAACACTATTCGGTAACTGCATCTAAACTCCTTAAAGGCATCATCTCTTTAGCGTTAGCCTTTTTAACAATTTCTCCTAAATCCTGCAAGCCTATAGGCTCAGATTCAGCATACCATTTATCTATATAATTAATATTCCCATCATGGGCTATATAGTAAATTCTTATAGCAATAGGCTCACAATAAGTAAATTCTGGCTTGTTGTGCCTTTTAGCTCTTAGCTTATGTACCCACATCTCAGGTTCAAAAGCATAAAATTCACGTTTTAAAGCATGGTGATCTCTGCCAAATTCTTTATTAATCCTGCTAAAGCGTTGCTTCATTAAAAAAATCTAAATCAAAACTACAATAATTCATTAATCTTCTTCCTTTCTTTTTTCTTTAGCTTTTGGAAATGCCGAGCATATTC